ATGAATCCCTTTGGGGCAGGTATTTAGCCCCTCAAATCGGCTCTAAACGCGTTTCTGAGGTATCCACGCTAGAGGTCAGGGAAATCTTGGGCGAATTGCGAGCGCAGGGGGTAGGGGGTGCGACTTTGGCTCAAATCCGAGCGTGCTTGGGGTCGCTCTATAAATGGCTCATAGAGGGTCAAATCACCCATACCAACCCAACTCAGGGCATAAAGGTCAAGGTGGGCAAATCGGACATCACCAATGTAGTCGAGCCTGACGAGTTCAAGAAGATTGTGGGTCACCTTCCAACAGAGGGTGCGAGGTTGTTTGCCAAGTTCCTTGTTGCTTCGGGCGCACGCTTTGGCGAAGCCACAGAGATTCGATTAAAAGATTTAGATTTCAATACAAAAGAAGTTTTTATTCAGAGGCGTGTGAGTGAGTTGGGCAAAGCACGCAATAACGGAAGTAGATTCTTGGTCGTAGATGCCACTAAGTCGGGTTACAAGAGGTCAGTTGTATTGCCCGAAGCCCTAATACAAGAGATAAAGGCATTTGTCAGCGCAAAACGCATAGGTAAAGAAGACCTAGTGTTTGAGAAAAGCAAAGTCATACCAAAAGATAAACTAAGGAGTTCTCGTGGCACAGAAAAGTCTTCACGACCATTCGTGAAAGACGGAAAAATGTTCCAACATGGCACGCTTCGAGCCTACGCAAGTGGCTCGTGTAGGTGTGACGATTGTAAAGCGATAGTTCGAGAGTATCGAAGGTCGCAAAGAGCAAAGTCATACCAAAAGGGTGAGGTCATACTTGATGAACCGAGTCACCTGCCACGAGATACATGGAGAACCATTTGGAACAAAGCAATAGCCAAATCAGGAATGGGTTGGAATCCAAGAACTCACGACTTACGACATGCCAACGCAACGCAGTTGTTAAAGAACGGCGTTGATGTCCATGAAGTAAAAGAGCGATTGGGTCATCAATCCATAAAAACTACCGAACGCTATCTCCACCGCGTTCGACACCAGAAATCAAAGGCGAGTGAAGTTGTCAATGACTTTCTGGGTTAGGAGAACTGATGAAACTAGAAACACAAAATCGGCTAGTAGTGCTGATTCTCGCCTTCGCGTTCCTTTCAGGAACATTCGGAGTAGGGAGAGTCACTCCAGCGTTTAGCCCCACAATGGCAGAGGCGTTGGAAGCCCAAGTAGTCGAGCAGAAGCCCAAAGAATCGAAGTTACTTGCCAAGTTCGAGAATCACCACAAGTTGAGTGACCACGAACTAATAGCCTTACTGAAAGCAGTAGGGTTCGAAGGCAAAGCACTACGAGAAGCATGGGCGATTGCGAAGAAAGAATCAACAGGTAGACCGCTTGCACATAATGGGAACGCCTCAACAGGCGACAACTCATACGGCTTGTTTCAGATAAACATGCTAGGAGAGTTGGGTGTGGAAAGACGAGCGAAGTTTGGATTGGATTCCAATGCCGAACTGCTAAACCCTGTGGTCAATGCTCAAATCGCTTATCACATGAGCGGTGGCGGCAGAGATTGGAGTGCATGGAAGGGAATGACAACGCGAACCAAAGAATGGCTAGCAAAGTTCCCTACGGGCAAGCCAAAGCCAAAGCAATAGCAAAAGGCAAAGGCAAGAACTAAATAGGTAAAGCGATAGGTAAAGGCTAAGAAAGACAAGTCATACCAAAAGCAATACCAAAAGGCCCCGTCAGAAATGGCGGGGCTTTTTAAATAAAATGTTTTGTAATCGCTGTAGCAGCCAACAAACACCACACAATATTAAAGTAAATAATGGTAGGTAAAGTCTTTATTGTAGAAGTAAAAATCAAAGCCATACTTGAAGCAAAAGCGAAAATATACAACCACCACCATTGTTTACCTAAAAGTAACCCTGGAATAATTATTGCTAACTTAGTAGAGAAGGCCCAAAACTCAATAGTGTTGGTCTTATTCCAATAAGACTTCTCAAAAAGTTGTTTTGTTACTTGAGATATTTCGTTTAATCTCATGCCTTCATCACATTCAAAAATACACTGTGTTTCATACAATCTGATGACGCGTTTTGTATGTTTAATTGCCAAACATCAAACTCTTTTTTAAATGTTTCTTTGTATTTATTATCATGAGACATCTGTTTAAACAGTTCTTTATTAACTAAATTTAATCCATACGCAACTGAAAGCCAACTGAATAAAGCAAAAGCACCATAACCTCTAAAATCAGATTTTCTTGGAACGTAGTTTTTAAATAAATTTACCATATCTTTAACAGGTTGCGGATAATTTGATTCTTCTTTAAATCGATGCCAAAACACAGTGTCATTTCGTTTACCCAAATAATGAAAATAAACAAAATTAAAAATGTCATCTGTGTACTTTAAAACCTCATCATTGTATCTATCGATGTACTTTTGTTTACGATTATAAATTTCAGATAAATTATTTAATGCTTTTCTAACATAAACTAAAGATGCAAATACTGAGGTGGCTTCTAAAGGCTCTATAAAACCAGCGGATAAACCAACTGCAAGACAGTTATTTATCCATGGAGTTTTAAAACATCCAGCATCAAACTTAAACCCACCTTTATCTGCTCTGGGGTAATGTGGAGTAAACCCTAAATATTCTTCAATTTCTTTTGTGGCTTCTTCTTCTGAAATTAAAGAAGAATCAAAAACATAACCACAACCATAGCGTTCTTGCAATGGAATTTTCCACATCCACCCATACTTCATAGCAATTGCTTCAGTGTAGGGAGGAATATCTTCTTCTTTGTCCAAGAAGAAAGGAACTGCACAATCGACAGGTAAATAATCTTTATAAGAAATCCATTCTGATTTAAAATGTTTACCAATTATCAATCTATGAAATCCAGAACAATCGAAAACAAAATCTGTTTTTAAAACTTTTTTAGACTCTAAAACTAAAGAAGTTATATCTCCAGATTTTGACGATTTTATTTCTTTTACTAATCCCTCGATGTGAAGGACTCCTCGACTTAACGCAATAGTCTTTAAATAACCAGCAACTTTTACGGCATCAAAATGCACAGAAAAATTGGCTAACCTATTAAACTTAAAAATTGGATTGCTAAAAGAATTGTGAGCATCTACCCTAAGTACTTGAGGAACTCGGTTTTTTTCACATATTTTTGTCATAAAGTTGTAATCTTCAAAAGGCACTTCATCAGCAACAGAAATAAGAGAAGATAACTCATACTCATCCATCAAGTCTGTTGCTGTCAGGTTGCTAAGTGCTGGGTGGTCTACCAAAAATCCGTGATAATAATGTTTACCGTCTCCATTCCAATTTGTAAATTTTATGGCGTTTTTGATTGTTGCACCAGTGTGCTTAATAAGGTCGGAAACGGGAATATTAACTTCGTCTAAAAAACTAATGAAATTAGGAGTAGTGCCCTCTCCAGCACCCAAAATTCCAATCTCTTTAGATTCCACTAAAGATATAGTTGCATCAGGCAAGTACTTGTGCGCTAATAAAGCAGTAGCCCAACCAGCAGTTCCGCCTCCTACAATTACTACATTTTTAATACTCACCTGTTGCTCCTTTTAGTTAACTAAATTAGCCTTTATTTCCTTTAAAACAACCTTCATTATGTTGCTGTTTTTTGCCATTTCATATCTTTGTAATAAAGACTTTTTATGGTTATACCTGATTGATGCAGAAGTCATTTCTTCAGATAAACTCTTTATAGTAGTTGTATAAATAAATCTTTTTAACACTACCTTTTTATCGGTAACAAATTTTACATACGCTAATTCATCACCTGTATTTACTTCAAAAGAAGTGTTGGACAACGGTATGTGATAATCAAGGCTTGTGGGTCTAAACCATTTCCCTATATCCCAACCTCCTGTAGCAAGAATTGCGTTTGGTGAAGGAGAAAATGGAGGAATAAAAGGACTCATGAACTCCATGTGTAAAGGCTCTTCAGAAGCAAATATCCATGAAAGATTATACAAAAGATTTGAATAACCTTTTAAACTTGAACGTCTTTGCCTAACTAAAGAAACCACTTGTCTATTTTGAGTAGGAATAGAGAAAGTTCCTTCTTCATTTTCAGTAAGAACCAAAAAATCTTTTGGCAAATCAATAGTTTCGTCAACAGCCGATTTTAAAGAGTACAAATTTTTTAAATTAGACTTTGTAACAGGACAAGCAAACATCCCTCTACTAAATCCGCTGTTTATTACTTGCAGTTTATCTTTTATCAACTCTGGTTCTGGGTACAGTAAATTCCAGGACTCCTGTTCTATAGAAAAAGCAGCAGGTGCCCAGTACACCTCCAAAATGTCTTGCGCCATATGTATTCTCCTATGAGTTAGTTATCAACTTTATCTCACACGCATCAGTTGTGCAATACGCCTCACCGATGGCATCGGCAGCCAATCCAGCATAGACTCCACTAAAGTCAATTGGAAAAATTTCCATAGTTGCATCGTTGTAGAACTCTTCATCTATCTGTGTATAAGGCATCTGAGGATAGACATGGTTACCACTTGGCAAGAATGAGACTGTCTTTAATTGACCGTCGTACATGTGAAGCACAGTTCCGATAGCCGAAGCCTCCTTCTCAGGGTCGAAACTGACAGTCACACTTACAGAGTTGTCTGACCAGTATCTCTGTGCTGTAGCAGCAAGAGCCATCTTCTCGTAGATACTTACATCCTTCTCAGAACGTATAGCGTTAGACTTTACAGGGAAAAAGACAACAGAAGTCGTATCGGGCGATTCATTTGCAGGTTCAACTTTATAGTTCGCCATCTTAAACAACGGAAGCATTGGGTCGTTGTTTGCAAAACGAATAGCACGCAAGAAGTACTTACCACCAACAGACCAGTGAACTCCTGGAGACTCACCAGCAAGAATGGAGACTGTTCCACTTGGCTTCACAGTTGTAGTCTTAATTGACTCACGGATACCTAGCCACTCTGAGTAATTCTTGTCATAGCCTTGAATTACAGAGTAACCCTTATCCATCCACTCACGAAGAGTTGGCAAGCCTTTGTTATCTGCAAAGTTTGCAACGCCAGATATAGAAGTTCCAATACGGCGATTGCGCTGCATAATGGCATTGGTCTCTTCCCAGTGAGTAGGAAGAAGCGTTACAGTCTTTGCATATAGGTACGCAAACTTTAGAGTACGCAAGAAATCTTCTAGATTCTCGTGGCGATTTAGATAAGTCTCAACCAATGTGCAGCACTCGTAGGATTCAAGAGACTGTTCAGCACATGGGTTGTAACCCACAGCACGCCAGTCTTTATTGTTCTCTGGGTCAGCAAGACGGCCATACTTGCGAGTTACATCCATCCAAATAACTCCTGGCTCACCGTTACGAGCGATACCTTCAACGATTGGTGCTAGGTCTTGTCCAACAGATACTTCAACAGAGTTATTGGACATCCAGCCATGAGCCATACGCTCAGGATTCTTCTCGTAGTTCTTTAGATTCAGGAACTCTTCATCATCAAGTCTGCCCATCAACAACTCAGCAGAACGACGAACGTTTCCAGAAACAACACAGACACCAATCATGTTGCCAATATCTGCAATGTCTCTACGAGTTAGTTTCTGTCCTGCACGATTTGCAAACATGCCACGAATCAGGTCGTGCAGTTTGATTAGTGGGTCTGGTCCTGCTGCTGTTCCACCAAACGTTTTGATTGGTTCGCCTGCTGGACGGATTGCTTCATAATTGAATACTGGATTCTTCGAATCTGGTCGTAGGTAGGCATTGATGAGGGCTGCTGTTGATTCGACCCAACCCTCTCTGGTGTCTGGGATGTCATAAGGCTGTTCTCCTTGTGGTGTGTAGATAGTGAAGTCTTTATCTGCGCCTTTATCATCAAAGCCAACACCAACTCCCAACATAGAGGCCTCCATAAGAAAGGCGAATGGCTTTGCTGGGTCAGTCTTTGTCATTGAGCCAGTTGATACGAAAGCGCAATTTTGTAGGGCTGCTGAATTTCGTTGAACATTTACTAGCGGTGTGCCCATGACCCACAGACCACGTCCAGGTGGTGTCCACTTTAAATTGAATAGTCGGTCAAAGGCTTCCTTTGCAGAGGCTGCTGCCTTAGCGTCAGACCAAGGAAGACGCTGACTTTTGGCATGGTCTTTCTGAAGGGAGTACATGCCGTTGATGACGCGTTCGCATACATCAACCCATGTCTCTTTCTGACCATCTGCCTTGAGACGCGAATAGGTACGAAGGAAGGTGATTTCACCTACCGAGTTCCCACCAGCATCTCGATAGCCAAAAGGAGCCTTCTTATCTTTGTACTGAGCAATGAAGTCTTCTGCTAATTTAAATGAGAACATACCCCTACCATTTCATAGATTTGTCAAATACCCCTCAAAGGGATGCATATTGTGATGGAGCAAAACCTACCATGCACTTGTTAACTTTAACGAATACCTAACAGTCAACTGTAAGGTTCAACTACGTTTCATGCCCTGATAATTGCTGTTATCAGATACTACTCTTCAATAGATTCAGAGATAATCTTTGTAACAGTGTCTTCTTTTAGAGTCTCTGGTAACTCTTTCAATGCTTGAGCACGGTCTCCAAATATGGCTGAAAGAACCCCACCAGCACTCTGTCTCTGGGCTGTAATCTGTATAAACTCTTTATTAGATTCCATCTCCTTGACCTGATTGACCAGTTTGAAGAGACGGTCTATCTCTTGTGAGACGTTGGGGTCTGCGTATCCGCCGTTCATTTCTTCGGCAAAACGCATGAACGCCACACGCTGTCCTTGCATCTCAATTATGGCTGTGAGCAGGGCTTTTAGTTGTTCCTTGGTCTTTACTTCTACTGGAAGATTGAATGCACAAAGATTATTAGGCTTGAAAGCAGGGCAATTAGCAGCGACAAAGCAAGTATTGCACTGACGAATTGAACTACTCTGCGTTTGAACGACGGGTACATCCTTGAGGACATCCTTTCCATTCTCATCGGTCTCTACTACAGTCTTTACATTAAAGCCGAAAACAGGTAAGTTTTGCATTTCTTCAGGGGCTCTTTGTACCACTTCACTTCGCTCCACTTTCCTCCCTTCTGCTCCACTGTTATCAGAAGATACCCCCATCAATTCCATCAAACCAGACATAAGGGGCGTATCGCTGTTATCAGATACTTCCTCTTGCTTACCGCCCTCAATGATGTGTAAATCGGGTCTCTTCTTATCCATTGACTTTTCCAATCGTAGGTATGACCACACGGCAACCCTAGTGGCTTCAAGGGTACTATCGTTTACAAACTCTGAATAGTCCAGTCCTGCACCCTCTACAATTGCCTTGTAACGAGGTCTGGCTTGGTCTTTCATCTTCTTGGGATATCTAACTAACTTGGTTCCATCCCAGATGATTGTTTCGCCTCTTCTCATTGGCGATAGCCATGACAATGTGCTGGCTGTGACAAATGGTATCTGTCTCAAGTTGTCTGGCTTGGCACATCCAAGAGCGTGATATCTAGTTCCATACTGTCTCTCGTAGGCCCGCGTAATACCAGCCAAGTTAGTTACTGATTCAATCTCTTCATTGGGTATTGCAACATTTTGGAATTGCTCAGAGAGTTCTTTTAGGTTCTGTATCCCGTACTCTGAATGCCAGATGACCCATAACTTAGGGTCATTACTGAAAAAGGAACGTTGTTGGG